CCCTGTCGGTTCCGATTCGGTACCGTCAGGAGTCCCGTGTTCTGGCTGAACAACCTGGTCAAAGGAGTCCCGAGCTGTCCACACACGAAGTGTGTGGGTCATCGAAGATGTAGGGTGGTCTGCAACAGACCGAGCTGCACTAGTCGAGCCTCGGTCGAGCCCTCGTTCCTCGGGCTCTCCCTCGGCTCGTGAGCCGAGGGTGTGCGTGTCCCGCTCGGCCCCTCTGGGGGCGTCGGGGCCTCGCGCTGCTCGGCAGCTTAATCATGCCGGAGGTGTGGTTGTCTAGTACTGGGCGCAGAACTACAGACGGGTCTGTAACCGGGCCAGGATGGCGGCGTGGCCGTCTCGGGCCGCGGCTTCGCTGGTGTACCGCTCTTGCTCGACGAGCGAGCCATCGGGCTCGAAGACGGCGGTCTCGAAGACGTAGGGCTCGAACGAGCTGGAGACGCCGATCCACACGGTGGAGACCCACAGGCCGTTGATGTCGTCGGAGGCGATGCGCCGGTACTCGTCGTCGGCCAGCAGCTCGCTCCACTCCCGCAGCGAGATGCCGACCCCGAGCCGGTCGAAATGCATTGGCGGGTCGCGGACCTCGTTCCAGTACGCCTCGTCTTCGGGGGTCACGGATCGGGCCGGTCCGGTCCGTGCGGGCGCGGGTGGTAGTGCGGCACGTCGGGGAACGGGTCGCGGTAGGCGTAGGCGACCGGGCACTCGGGGTCGTCACACGCCGTCTCGTAGAACGGGGACTCGAACAGCGGTCCGTTTTCTTGACTCATGGTTCTGGCCACGTCTCGTCGCACCGCCAGCAGGCGAGCACGATCTGCTTGCGCCACAAGCGTTTCCACGGGCGTCGGTAGTAGACGGTCCACAGGTGGTCGCAATCGGACGGCGGTCCCATTTCTTCACTCATGGCAGAGCCTCGATCGGCGCGTTCGGCTCTCGGTTCCGCAGTCGCTCGGCGTACTCGATCAGTCGCCGTCGATCGTCGTTGCCGTCGACCATGTAGGTGTGCTCACCGATGCGGATGCACGGCGCTACGCCGTGAGTGCCAACCGTGCCGAGACGAGCCTCGCCGTAGGCGCCCCACCACACGATGTCGAGCAGCGCCCGCAAGAGAGCGCCATCGTCCGTCGAGGACTCGGACGGCGGTTCGATAGCTGCGGTCATCGTGGGCCTACCTCGCTTCGCTCGGTCTGGCGCCTCCAGGTGCCACCAGCGGTCACGGCTCGACCACCCGTAGCACCGGGCGATCGGCCAGCTCGTACATCGCGTCGTTGAACTCTTCGACCTCACACGTGACGCGCTGCACGCTCATCACCAACCCCTGCGGCACCGGTTCATCGTCGTCCAACAGCTTGTCGACCAACCGGGTCAGAAATGCCTGGATCGCCTGTTCGCCACCACTGCGCGTGCCGACCCGGATTCGTAGCTCCACTTCCACGGCGCCTCCTGGTTGTGCCTACCTTCGCTGCGCTCAGGTCCGACTGACGTCGGGCCACCCCAAGCGCACCATCACGTGTTGTGCCTGCCATCGGCCAGGGACTGTCCACAGCGGAGCTGTGGCACAGTGCCGCCAGGCACTGTAGGGCGCCCTCCATTGCCAGGGGACAGACCAGCTCTCTGACATGGGAACCAAGCCCGGATGGCGCTGGGATGACGACTGGCGACATGTCGCCGTCATGGACTGGTTGGTGACGGCGCCGAAGGCGCGACAGCCGAAGACGCGTCAGGCGTTGGCCGATCAGCTCGGGGTCGATGTGCGCACGATGCGAGCCTGGACCGATCACCCGCAGTTCCGTGAGGCCTGGCAGCGTCGGGTGACGAAGCTGCTCGGTTCCCCGGAGCGTGCCCAGGCGGTGATGGACACGTTGTACGAGGCGTCGACCGACGTCACGAACCGCAACCAGGTGCAGGCGGCGAAGCTCTACTTGGAGGCGACGAACGCCATCAAGCCACCGGCCATCGAGATGACGGTGAAGCGCCCGGTCGACATGACCGACGACGAGCTGGACGCCCTCCTGGCCCAGGGCGCCAAGGAGTTGCGCGAGGCCAAGGACAAGGTCGAAGCCGACGCCGATGACGGTTGAGTTCGACGAGCTGCGGCTGGAGAAGATGTGGCGCCTGTGTGCGCCGCCGTGGTCGGCCGGGCCGGACAAGCTGCTGGAGGGGTTCACGTACTTCTGCCGCAACTTCTGGTGCATCCGCCATCCCGAGCGGGGCAAGATTCTGCTCGACCTGCGCGACGCCCAGGTGGAGACGGTCGACCTGTGGCTGCGGGAGCGCTACGTGGTGGTGTTGAAGGCCCGCCAGATCGGGTTCTCCACGCTCATCGCGACGTACGCCTTCTGGCTCACGTTCTTCTACCCGGACCGGGCGATCGTGCTCATCTCCAAGACCGAGCGGGAGTCGGCGAAGCTGCTCCAGAAAGCCAAGTACGGCTACCGGTTCCTGCCTGAGTGGATCAAGCTGCGCGGTCCGCTGCGCACCGAGAACACCCAGGCCAAGCTCAGCTGGGGCAACGAGTCCGGCATCGAGTCGTTGCCTTCGGCCAGTGACCCTGGTCGTGGCGAGTCGGTGTTCCTGGTCGTCGTCGACGAGATTGGTTACCTCCCCAACTCCGAAGAGGCCTACGCCGCCATCGAGCCCATCGCTGACGTCGGTGGGCGCATCATCATGCTCGGCACCGCCAACGGTGAGGGCAACCTGCTGCACTGGCTGTGGACCAATGCCGGGCAGGCCCGCAGCCGCTACAAGCGGCTGTTCTTCCCGTGGTCGGCCGGTGACCGCGACCAGGACTGGTACGAGGCCAAGAAGGCCGAGTTGCCGCCGTGGCAGCTGGCCCAGGAGTACCCCGACAACGCCGAAGAGGCCTTCCTCCGAAGCGGGAACCCGGTGTTCGACATCGACGCGCTGCGCGCCATCGACACCCGCGACCCCCGCGCCCGTGGCTACGTGTGGAAGCCCGAGGAACGACCCCGCGAGTTCGTGCCCGATGGGGGAGCGCTGGCGGTGTGGGAGTTCCCCAAGCCCAAGCTGGTGTACGTCATCGGGGCCGACGTCTCCGAGGGCCTGGACCACGGCGACTACAGCTGCGCCTTCGTCCTCGATGCCACCAACCGCCAAGTGGTGGCGATCTTCCACGCCCACGTCGACGCCGACCTGTTCGGCAGCGACATCCTCAACCAGCTCGGGCTCTGGTACAACACGGCGCTCATCGGCGTGGAGTCCAACAACCACGGCCTCTCCACGCTCTCCGCGCTGCGCGACATCAAGTACCGCAACATCTACCGCCAGCACCGCCACCTCCAGCGGTTCGAGCCGAAGACGGAGCTGTTGGGCTGGCGCACCACGTACGCCTCCAAGGCGTTGGCCATCGACGAGCTGGGCCGGGAGATTCGTGACGCCGGGGTGGCCATCCCCGATGCCCCCACGGTGTCGGAGTTGAAGACGTTCGTTCGTGAAGGCAACGGCCGCATGCACGGCTCCCCGTTCGACGACCGGGTGATGGCGCTGGCCATCGCCGTGCAGATGTTGAAGCACTGCTGGCAGCCCGAGTTCCGCGTCGACCAGACGCCGGGGCCGGGGACGATGGGCTACATCGAGGCGAAGATGTTCGACGACGGGTTCCGCCTCGGGGCCAGCGGCAAGCCGATGCGCTTGAAGCGCAAGCGGATCGGGGCCAACTTCGGCCGTTGAGCGGGCCGGGGGACAGATCGCACGTCGTACGTGAGGTCATGCACGTCATGTGGCACCACCACGGCCCCGATTCGAGACGATGGCGAGTGTTTCCGCTGCCATGTACGTGGCATCGGGTTCACGTTCGTCGGTGGGGCCTTCTATGGCAGGGCCGGGTTCCACGTCACCAACCGCGAGGCCCGAGCCGAGCACGTCGGTGAGGACAACATCCGCGACGGCACCGTCGAGCGGGTCAGCTGATGGCGCCCCCGAAGCTCGTCGACCAGCTGACCAACTACACGACCAAGCTGTCGAAGTCGAAGCGCTGGCGGGCCAACGACTACGACGACACGTGGAAGCGGATGAAGGACCTCTACCGCGGGGACCAGGCCGAAGCGGGCGGTGACGCCGACCAGATCGTGGTCAACATGGCGTTCGCCACGATCAACGTCATCAACCCCTCGGTGTCGGTGAGCAACCCGCGCTTCACGGTCGCCGCTCGCAAGCCGGACCAAGAGGCCCAGGCGATGTTCGCCGAAGAGGTCGTCAACTACATCTGGCGGACCAACAAGTACCAGCAGCAGTTCCGCCTGTGCGTCAACGACTGGCTGATGTTCGGCCACGGCTGGATGAAGGTGGGCTACAAGTTCGTCACCGACAAGCCCAAGGTGGCCTCCGCCGACCCGCCGTCCACCGATGTGGGCGACGAAGGCATCGACGACCGGGAAGATCACGAGGGCAACGTCGAGTCGGAGATGAACGTCCTCGATGACCGGCCGTTCGCCGAGCGCATCTCACCGATGGACATCTACGTCGACAACGAGGCCCACACCACCGAGGACATGGCGTGGATCGCCCAGCGCATCCGGCGCCCCGTCAACGACGTGCGGGTCGATGAGCGTTACGAGCCCTCGGTCCGCAAGAAGGTGAACCCGTCGATGGCGTCACGGTTCGACGAGCCCAACGACTCGACGTTCGGGGCCAACACGGCCCCGTCCGGTTCCCGCGACAAGGGCTACGTCGACATCATCGAGTTCTACGACATGCGCAAGAAGACGTACTGCGCCTTCGCCGATGGGTCCACCGATGGGTTCCTCATCAAGCCCACCGACATGCCGTACAGCTTCGGCCAGCCGTACGTGATGCTGCGCAACTACGAGGTCCCCGACGACTTCTACCCGCTGGGTGAGCTGGAGCAGATCGAGACGTTGCAGCTGGAGCTGAACGAGACCCGCACACAGATGCTCAACCACCGCAAGCGGTACGCCCGCAAGTACCTCTACATGGAGGATGCGCTGGACGACCCGGGCATCGATGCGCTGGAGTCCGACGAGGACAACACGATGGTCCCGGTCAACGCCGGGCAGGACATCAACCGGGTGATCATCCCGATGCCGTCGATCGGCACCCCGCCCGACTTCTACAACCAGAGCCAGATGATCGAAGACGACATGGACAAGGTGTCCGGCGTCTCCGACTACATGCGTGGCGCCCAGGCCGACATCCGCCGCACCGCCACCGAGGCGGCGATGATCCAAGACGCCGCCAACTCCCGAGCCCAGGACAAGATGTCACGCATCGAGGGCTTCTTGGCTCTCATCGGTGAGCGCCTGATCCAGCTGCTCCAGCAGTACATGACCGGCGAGCAGGTTGTGCGTGTGGTGGGAACCAACGCCATGCCGGTGTGGGTCAAGTACGACAAGGACTACATCGCCGGGGAGTTCGACCTGGAGGTGGAAGCGGGCTCGACCCAGCCGTCCAACGAGACCTTCAAGCGCCAGTCGGCGATGCAGATGGTCGACGCCATGGCCCCGTTCGTGCAGGCCGGGGTGATCGACGTTCCCGAGCTGGCCAAGTACATCCTCCAGATGGGCTTCGGGGTGAAGAACCCCGACCAGTTCATCAACGCCCAGGGACCGCCCGAGCCGGGACCGCCCGGCCAAGGCGCTCCACCGCCTGACCAGGGCGCACCGCCCGAACCCGCGCCTCCAATGCAGCAGGCACCCGCTCCCTCGGTGCCCGCTGGCCCCGGTCCACCGCCTGGCGCACCCCCACCGGGCGGTGGTCCGGACCTCGGCGGTCTCCCACCCGAGATGATCCAGCAGCTCCAGATGGTCATGCAGCAGCTGCCGCCCGAGCAGCAGCAGGCGTTCGTGCAGCAGCTGGCGCAGATACCCCCCGAGCGCCGCATGGCGTTCGTCCAAGAGGTGCTCGCGCAGTTTGCGCAAGCGCAAACAGGCGCACCGCCACCTCCCGGTGGCGCGCCCCCGCCCCCGAACGTCACGTCGGTGGGGGCGCCCGGTCAGCCCCCGCCGAACCTGCCGCCAGGCATGTAGGGGACAAACCGCTCGTCTATCGATGAGCAGCCCACGAGGACTCTTCGCTACCGCTCACCACATCCTCACGGACGTGGCCACATGAGCGACGTGCCGGTCGAGACCGGCGCACCAGACACCGAAGGTGTCGCCCCCGACATCGGGCAAGGCGAACCGGAGGCAGCCCCGCCGAGCTACCTGGAGACCGATCAGTACGCGGACCACCACGTCCGGGTGAAGGTCGATGGCCAGGAGGTCTCGGTTCCGCTACGTGAAGCGATCGACGGCTATTCGCGCCAGGCGGACTACACCCGCAAGACGCAAGAGCTGGCCGAGCAACAGCGCCGAGCCCAGTTCGGGCTCACGTTGCAGCAGGCCCTGGAGGCCAACCCAGCGGAGACGCTGCGCATCCTCCAGGCCCAGTACCTCCAGGAGCAATCGGAGCAGACGCCTCCCACGCCGCCCGACTGGACCGACGATCCAGCCGACAAGCGGTGGCAGGAGTACGACGCCCGTCTCCAACGGTTCGAGCAGCAGCAGGCCGACAACGAGCTACGTGTGGCGGTTGGGGTTCTACAGCAGCGCTACGGCGATGACTTCGATCCCGCGCAGGTGGTCCAGGCCGCGTTCTCCCAAGGGCGCATGGACCTCGAAGCGGTCTACAAGGAGATGGCGTTCGACCGCTACTGGCAGGGCCAGCAGGCGGCACATCAGTCCCAAGCGGCCGATGAGGCCGCTCGGGTGGATGCCAAGTCCCAGGCCGCCAACACCGTGCATTCGGGCAACGGGTCAGCGAACACGGCGCCGCCTCCCTCGGATTCGTTCCCGACGATCGAAGAGGCCTTCGCCGCTGCGAAGCGCCAACACGGTCTCGTCTGACCCTCATGGAGTAACCCGTGCCCGGCAACGTCAACTTCGACAGCCTGCTGTCGACCACCCTCGACAACTACCGCAAGACCCTTGCGGACAACGTCTTCAAGAGCCGTCCGCTGCTGTGGTGGCTCACCGAGAAGAACAGCGTGCGGAAGCTCTCCGGTGGCGTGTCCATCATCGAGCCGCTGATCTACGCCGAGGGCCAGGCTGGCTCCTACGGCGAGTGGGACGCCATCCAGATCGTGCCCCAGGAAGGCATCTCGGCGGCCGAGTACCCGTGGCGCCAGCTGTTCGCCACCATCGCCATCTCGGGCCTCGAAGAGGCACAGAACAACGGCGAAGAGCAGGTCATCAACCTGCTGCGGGCCAAGGTCATGCAGGCCGAAGAGACCATGAAGTCGAAGCTCAACAAGATGCTCTACGCCAACGGCACGGGCAACTCGGGCAAGGACTTCTTGGGCCTGGCGGCGCTGATCGCCGCCACCGGCACGGTCGGCAACATCGACTCGGCCGGAACGGGCAACACGTGGTGGCAGTCGGTCACCGGCTCCGGCACCGGCATGAAGCTCGGCGGCCTGCGCGCCCTGCTCGGCACGGCGTACAACTCGGCCTCGAACGGCAACGACGTCATCGACGGTGTGTTCACGAGCCAGCACGACTACGAGACCTACGAGGCCGAGCTGACCCCGAACATCCGCTACCAGGACGTCAAGTCGGCCAACGCCGGGTTCACGTCGCTGATGTTCAAGCAGGCCCCCATCTACTGGGATCGGGACTGTGCCGCGGGGACGGCCTACGGGCTCAACTCCAAGTACATCACCCTCGTCGGGCACAGCCAGCGCTGGTTCACCCAGTCGCCGTTCTCCGATGGCCTGTCGGCTGCGGCCGGTGGCAACGCCACCACGGTCGACGCCCGGTACTCGATCATCACGACCTACGGCAACCTCACGTTGAACAACCGTGCCCGCCACTTCGTGGTGACCGGCATCCCGGCCGTCCCGGCTTAGCTGGAGAGCGCCGCCTGAGGCGGGTGGCTGGCCTAGGCCGCAGGCCGTACTGCCATCCGGCAGCAGCCATCCCGGCCACCTGCCTCGGGGGGACAAACACGCCGTCATTCGATGGCCACGCAGTACCACGAGTCCGGTCAGCTGCCCGAGGGCATCGTCCTGGCCCACACCTTGCACGGGCGACTCGACGAGAGCGTCACCCACGCCTACACCGCAGCCCACATCGGGCTCGACGTGCAGCCCGCGCCGTACGACGGCGTCCCGTATTACGAGGACGTCCTCCCCAAAGACGGTGAGACGAAGGACGACGAGCCCAAGGTGCTCACCGAGTCGGACCGGCCCGGTGACCCCGACGTGGCGTACCGGGCCGAGGGTCGCGAGAAGCGCTGCTGGGCCAAGGACGACACGTGCAGGGGCTGGGCGATCAACAACTCGCTGTACTGCGCGGTGCATTCCGGAGTGTTCCGCAACCCGCTCGGCCGCAAGGCGTGGGACCCCAAGTTCGCAGAGGGTGACCCCGAGCAGGAGTCATGAACCTCCAGCAGATGCGCGACTTGGTGCGCGCACAGATGGACCTCGATGACAGCGACCTCCCCGACCCGGTGCTCGACGCCTACCTCCAAGAGGGTTACGACCGGGTGCTGGAGCTGGAGCAGCGCTGGCCGTTCTTCGCCTTCGAATGGGACGTCCCGTTCGACGGGGACGGCCGGGCGCAGATGCCGGTCGACTGTCGCCACATCGAGATGATGATCACCCCGGACGGGCGTCTGCTCGACCGGATGGCCGGACGCGAAGCGGTGCTGACGTACCCGCCGGGCCAAGGCGGTGTCGGCAACCCGGCGCAGTGGACGAGGCTCAACCGTTTGCTCCAGGTGCTACCCCCGCCGGGGTCGCTGATGACGATGCACGTCACCGGCTACCGCGCTGGTGCCGACTGGATCAACGTCGTCGGTGCCTCCGGCGAATGCGACTGCGACCGCCGCCTGCACATCCCGATCTGTTGGTACGCCTGCTCGCTGGGCTACGCCCAGCAGGAGGACGAGGTGCTGGAAGCCACCTACCTCAACCGCTTCAAGGAGTCCTCGGCCCAGGCCCGCGACATCATCATGCGGCCGAACCCGATTTCGCCCAAGCAGGTCGCCTACGCCAGCTACCCCTCGAAGCGCGGCGGGGCCGGTGGGAGCAACGGCGTGCTGTTGTCGCTGCCCGGCATCGACGGGCCGCAAGGCCCGCCCGGCCCTCCCGGCCCGCAGGGACCGATGGGTGTCATCGGCCCAGCCGGGGCCACCGGAGCGACGGGACCGATCGGGCCAGCTGGCATCCAAGGCCCGCCCGGTCCGCAAGGTGGGTCAGGCCCGCAGGGCGCCACCGGCAACGTCGGCGCCACCGGCGCCCAAGGTCCGATCGGTGCCACTGGTCCCGCTGGCCCCACCGGCGCCAAGGGCGACGTCGGTGCCACCGGTCAGACCGGGCCGCAAGGCGTGGCCGGGCCTCCCGGCCCGCAGGGCGCATGGGTGCAGCTCACCCAAGCGCAGTACGACGCACTCGCCGTCAAGGACCCGACCGTTCTCTACGTGATCATCGGATGACCGCGCTCAAGGACGCCACCCGGGTGAAGTTCAACCTGGCGGGAGCCCGCCGGGTGTACGCGGGTCCGAGCCTGGCGTGGCAGTTCAAGGGGTACCTCAACCCGACGCTCGGCAACGTGTCGACGCCCGACACGCCCGACATGGCGGTTGCAGACGGGACCGTGCGTCTCGCGGTCCGTGCTCGAATCGACACGCTCGGCTCCGGGTTCCCGACGCTCCTTTACAAGTCCGGCGCCGACGGTGTGACGCAGCGCGAATTCATGATGTACACGTACCCGTCCGCATCGCAGCTTGCGGGTTCGACGACGAACCTCGCCGCCACGGCGACGACGGACGTCACCATTCTCCAGCCCGTGACGCCGCTGGGGACGGACCGCACATACGGGTTCGAGATGACGCGGGGCGGCACCGCAGGCGCCGTGATCGTCGACGGTGTGCGTACCGCCAAGGCGTCCAACGCGCCGCAGGGACTCCCGGACCGGCCCGAGTCGGTGCGGGTCGGTCCGATTGCAGGCGCCCTCTTCGACGGCCGCATCTACTGGGCGCAGCTGGAGGCGATCAACCGTGCCCGGCTCGTGTTCCCTGGCGTCGCCGGGAACTATGCGTCCGTACCGGACGCAACCACCCTTCGGGTGACCGGGGACATCGACATCGTTGCCCGCATCGCCCCCGCCACCTGGACTCCAGCAGCCAACCAAGTGATCGTTGCCAAGTGGGGACCGCTCGGCACGTCCTACATGCTGCGACTGCAAACCTCGGGCGGACTTCTCCTCAACATCTCGACGACCGGCTCGGACAACCTCTCGGTCGGATCATCAGTGCCGATCACTGCTGCCAACGGGGCGGCGCTGTGGGTCCGCTGTACGCGGGTCGCGGCCACTGGGCTGTTGCGCTTCTACACGGCGCCCGACGCTGCCGTCGAACCGACGACATGGACGCAGCTCGGTACCGACCGCACGATTGCCACTGGGAACATCTGGTCGGGCACGGCACCGGTAGAGCTGAACTCGTTCTCGTCCGGCACGGCAGGATGGTTCGCCGGTCGCATCGCCCGCACGATCGTCCGCAACGGGATCGCCGGAACGACTGTGCTCGACGTCAACGAGAACGACGGGTACAACCTGACCGGCTCGACGTTCCCGGCGACCAGCGGCCAGACCGTCACCGTCGCGCAGACCGCGGGGAACACCATCGTGCAGCCGCAGGCGGACCGCGTGGTGTGGCGCTTCGACGCCAACGACTACCCGGGGACGGGAACCACGTACGTCGACCCACGCGGACGTACGTGGACCCTCTCCGCGGCTGGGGCGATTGCAGGTCCCTGATGGTGAACCGCTTGAAGCCCCTCAACCTGTTCGACTTCACCGGCGGGGTGAACCTGCGCCCCG